ATATTACGACAGCGAGATTAGCCGCGAAAGACAGCAAGTAATGGAATACTATTCGGGCGCTCTTCCCAAGCCGCAGCATGACGGCAATTCAAAGTATGTAAGCCTTGACGTCTACGACACCGTTGAGTCCATGAAAGCCAGCCTTTTAGAAGTATTTGGCGTGGGCGAGGGCACCGTTAAATTTGCTCCGCAGAACGCGGACGACGTCCAGCAAGCAAAGATATGCACCGCGTACACCGACTTTGTTTGTCACCGCCAAAACGATTTATTCAGCGTGATGCAGAGTGTGATCCACGATGGACTCATCGCACGAGTTGGCGTAGCCAAAGTCTACTGGGACGAGCGAGAAGATTTTCACGAAGAGTATTTTGAGGATCTAACAACGGACGAATTAGACGCTTTACTTGCTCAAGACATGATTGAGATCAAAGACGAAGAGACTAATGACTTTGGTCTCATCTCCGGCACGATCTGCGTCTATCGAGATACAAGCCAAGTCGTCATCGAGCCTATCGCTCCAGAAGAATTCTTAATTGAACCCCAGGCCAAAAGTCTAGATAGCGTGTCTTTTGTTGCTCATCGAACACTAAAAACTATTAGTGAGCTACGCGATGAGGGCTACGACGAGGACAAGATTGAGAAAATTGGTGAGCACCAAGACGTTGATTTTGAGACCGATCCCGAGGTACTGGCGCGGCATGAAGAGATCTCAAGTAGCCGAGGTTTCAGCAGCTATGGCGCTCAAGATCAGATCCGCACAATTCAAGTGTACGAGATGTACGCGCATTTAGACGTTGACGGGTCGGGGGTGGCGAATCTATGGAAGGTGATCAAAGCTGGCAATGTGCTTCTCGAAAAGTCACAAGTCTCCAGAATACCCATAATCTCCTTTGCGCCACTCCCGATTCCTCACGCTTTTTTCGGCAACAATTTCGGTCAAAAAGTAGTGCCGACGCAAAATGCTAGAACAGTGCTAACACGTTCTATTTTGGACCACGCGATCCTGACGAATAACCCGCGCTATATCGTGACAAAAGGTTCTTTGACAAACCCACGGGAGCTATTGGACAACCGCGTCGGCGGCATCATTAACACTACCCGTCCAGACGCAATATCGCCAATGCTCCAAGCGCCGCTCAACCCGTTTATATTTCAGACGATCAAACTTCTAGACGAGCAACTAGAAGACACTAGCGGCGTCAGTCGCATTAGCCAAGGCACAAATAAAGACGCAGTGAGTAAACAGAACTCAGCGGCAATGATGGAACAGTTAGCGACGATGAGTCAGCAGCGCCAGAAAATCATAGCGCGCAATTTCGCCAGTCAATTCATCAAGCCGCTGTATCAAATGGTTTATCAGCTAATAATTGAAAATGAGTCTGACGACAAGATGGTTGAGTTGGCTGGAGAGTACGTGCAGATGAGTCCTAGCAAGTGGGCAGATCGTCGCGATGTGAGTATCTCGCTGCACCTCGGCTACGGTGACAAAGAACGTGAGTCGCAGAAGTATCTTGCTATGCATCAGTTATTCAGTGCAGACCCAAATCTACAAGAGATGTATCAGCCGCAGAATGTGTATGCGATGGCTTCCAAAGTCCTCGACATGACCGGCATTAAGAACGTGAGTGAATACCTGACAGACCCGCAAAGCTTACCGCCCAAGCAACCTGATCCAGGCCAAGAGTTGCAGCTTGAGATGCTGAAGAAGCAAATAGAAGTGACTGAGCGACAGACAGCGATTGCGGAGATGAAGGTAGAGATTGAAGCCCAAGTGGCGCAGATGAAAGTAGAACTTGACCAGCTGAAGGCCGAGAACGACTTTGCAATTGCCAGCGACAATGTAGATCTAAAAGAGGCTCAACTTAGACACAAGAAAATTATCGACAGCGCAGAGCTAGTACTTGCTCAACAAGCTGACGAAATCACGGCCATTGCATCGCCAAATGGCTAATTTTTAGAAGCACCCAAAGGAGACGAACGTGGATGAAACGCAACTAATCGAGGAGGGCAACGACGCAGAAGAACTTTTGCAAGCCCCCGCCTTTAACCGGACTGTAAATACTTTAGCTGACCACAGTATCCAGACCTTTCTCAACAGTGAGCCTGATGACTCGGAGGCTCGTGATCAAGCGCACAGACATTACCGAGCCGTCGTAGATATCGTAAGCACACTTAAATCTAGCGTGTCTGTTCGCAACGAGATTCGCGCTAAAAACGAAACGAAAATTGAGGTTTAGACTATGTCGCAAGATGACGTCTTAAATGATACACCTTCCCAGGGCGCCCTAGAGATTGAAGAGGCTGCCGACGCATTTGTCGCCCAATGGACAGACGCTCCGCAAGAGCCATCTGAAGTTGAGACCAAAGCAACAGAAGACTTTACTGAAGAGACCAGTGAAGAACCTACTGAGGATTATGATGATGATGACAACGATCAAGAAACCGAAGAAGAATCCGAAGAAGACCCCGACCAGTCCTCCGAAGACGATAACCAAGAAACCGAAGAAGAGATCGAGCTATTAGACGATGACACTTTGGTTGAATTGGTCGTCGATGGTGAAACTAAGAAGGCATCGATTAAGGATTTGAAACGGCTGTATGGTCAAGAAGCATCATTGACGCAGAAGTCTCAACAACTCGCCAGCCAGCGTAAACAAGCCGATGAGAATGTTCAGCGCGCCTCGGCGCAAATGCAGCGAATGCTCGAAAGGGCACAGGAGCGATTTAAGCCATATAGCGAGGTAGATATGCTCGTTGCCTCCAGGCAGATGGACGCCTCCGAATTCGCACAATTGCGTAAAGAAGCCGCTGATGCAGAAACCGACTTAAAATTTTTGAAAGAAGAATCCGACCAATTTTATGGTCAATTGCAACAACAGCATCAGGAAGCGCAGAAGATTGCCGCGAAAGAATGTGTGAAAACGTTGCAAGAGCATTTACCCCAATGGTCTGACTCGCTTTATAACGACATCAGACAATATGCGATTCAAACAGGACTGCCCGAAGAGCAAGTCAACAGTGTCGTTGACCCTAACATTATTATGTTGCTCAACAAGGCGCGTCTTTATGACCAAGGAAAGAAAGTCGCTACGACGAAAAAGTCAAAAAACCCCACGCGAGTATTGCGCTCTCGAAAAGCCCCGCCTACTTCTGCCGACAAAAATGTCGCAAAGAAAAAGGCCACGGCTGATCAGATGGCTGCCGCTGGAAATGACTTGGACGCAATCGCGGACTTGATTGCAGCCGGCTGGGAAAACTAAACATACGTTTAACAGGAATTTTATTATGGCTACCTTTCAGACATATCAATCCGTGGGCATGAGCGAGGACGTAAGCAACATTTTGACGTCCATCAGCCCTACTGCCACACCTTTTCAGTCAATGATCAAAAGCGAGAAGATCCATGCTCGTACATTTGAATGGCTCGAAGACTCAATCAGAAGTTCAGCGCAAACGGCGCTTGTAGAAGGCGCGGACGCCAGTGCAATTACAATGGCACCTGTCGTTGCAAGGTCGAATACGACTCAGATCATTGGTGAAGCATTTCAAGTTTCCAAAACTGTCGATGTCGTTAAGACTTACGGTAGAGCGAAGGAAACTGCACTTCAACTGTCTCGTACTCTAAAAGCTCTTAAGCTAGACGTAGAAAAGTCAATGATCGGTGTTGACCAGGCTGCGGTCACAGGAACGGCAAGTGCTGCGCGCAAAATGGCGTCAGTATCTCAGCAGATCTCTACGACTCTGGATGCTGGAGGCTCAGCTACAGATCCGCTTACTGAAGCCAAGCTGCTTACTTTAAGCCAAACGCTGTACATCAATGGTTCAGAGCCGAATGTTCTGATGATCAAGCCACAAGACGCCACCATCATTGCAGGGTTTGCTACTGCAACTGGACGTCAACGTGACTTGGTTGACAAGACGACTCTGACGAACTCTATCGATGTACTCGTGACGCCGTTCAACACTGTGCGCTGCATAATTAATCGCAGCAATTTAAGCACCCACGCATACTTGATTGATCCATCGATGTTTAAGCAATGTGTTCTTCGGCCTTTCACCAGAACGTTAATGGGCGCCACCGGCGATTCCGATAAGCATTTCGTGGTCGGGGAAGTGTCTGTTAAGCATTCAAACTTCGGTGACTCAGGAATGATTACAGGTCTGTCTTAATTTGACCTAGTTAGAGACTGAAATTGACGTCTAGTCCTTAAGCGGTTGTCTCCTTCCGCAGCGGGGCTAGGCGTCTTTTTCTTTGCAAAAGGAGATTTTTATATGCACGACATTATTAACACTGCGCTGAACGATGGCGACGATAAAAACATTAACATCGTCAACTCTCAGCACATTTCTAAAGCATTTCTTGAGTCAAACAGAATCGCTCGTGAAGACTCCAAAGGTCACAGAGAGGGCGAGTATATGCGCGTTGCCTCAGTGCCAGTAATTGTTCACGAGCAATGGCTCCGCGAAGGCTTTGACATGATGCAAGAGTCAGCATCTGCAATCCTTAAGCGTCTCCAGGCTCAAGATCTCCACGCATTTATCACGACCAAAAAGGCTGTATAAAATGAATAAGCTTGCTTTGCGTAACCATTTTAAGGCGCTACTGAATCGCTCCGACATCACTGACGCGCTGGCTGACACGTTTATCGACCAATCCATAACGCGCATCACGAGGTCGTTGCGGGTGCCAGCGATGGAGGGTCAAGCAAGCTACCTTATCGCAGCAGCAACACCCAAGGTTTCAATTCCCTCAGATTTTTTGGAAGCAATCGACATATATTACGACAATCATATGTTAACTCGCATTTCTATGCGGGAGATGCAAGACCACATCAAATCTGGACAAACTGGTAAGCCGCAGTTTTTTGCCAGAGAAAGGCAAAGTTTTCTGCTATCGCCAATTCCCGCGACCGGAACTATATTCATTAATTACTACGCGCAATTTTCTGCGATGCCGCTCGACAGCGACGAAAATATCTTAGCCAAAATCGCGTCAGACTTAATAATCTACGGAGCTTTGGCCTACGCCGCAGACTATTATTTAGACGAAAGAAGCGAACTTTTCACGATGAAGTACACGCAGTTTTTTACTGAAATACAGGATCAAGCAAATGAGGCAGAGACTGTCGGCACACTGCAAGCTATACGACCTACGACTTATTATGACCTGGAGTAACTATGAGTAACGCATCTTTTTATAGCAGTAGCGGATCTACGACCGCCCAAATTGAAAGTATTGAAGGCTCAGTGACTGCCGCAGAGAATTCCAAAATAAGTGCTGCTGCAAGCGCAGTCTTAGCTGCCAGTAGTTCAGAAGCTGCAAATGCCGCCAAATTACTCGCAATCTCAAGTAAAGACACTGCGGTCACCAAAGCGTCTGAAGCATCTACGAGCGCCACATCCGCAGCAACTAGTTTAAGCAATATCGGAGCCGCAGAATCTAATGCCGCAGCGAGTGCCACAGCAGCAGCAGCCAGTGCAACAGCCGGAGCGACTTCTGCGGCTTCAAGTGACACTGCAAGAGCCGCTTCGGTTACCGCAAAAACTGCAAGTGAGACTGCGCGAGATAGTGCCGTTGCTGCCCAAAGTGGTATCGCTGCTAATGCCAACATAGCGACTACAAAAGCCGCAGAGGCGTCAACTAGTGCCACAGCTAGTGAAGCTTCTCGCGTTGCTTCAGTTGCTGCGAAAACGTCGAGCGAGTCAGCGCGAGATACTTCAGTGACAAAAGCTGGCGAAGCCTCAACGTCTGCGTCGAACGCCTCCACTAGCTCGTCGAGTGCATCGACAAGCGCCGCAACTGCGACTACCAAAGCGGCAGAGGCTTCAACTAGCGCAACGGCAAGCGAG